ATAAATATAGATCTAATCATTGGGCCAAGTTCAGGATGTCTTGCAGGTATTTGTTGTAAGTTTGGATTAGACATACTAAATCTACCTGTAACTGTACCACCTTGGTCTGATCTAATTTGATTTATATCTGCGTGTATTCTACCATTGTGTTCGTGTTTGGTAATAGAATCTATAAATGTTGTATGTGCTTTGTTTAGTTCTCTTGCTTCTGCTATTGATCTTGCTAACTCGTGTGGATGATTTTGTAAAAAGTTTTTTGTAAAGCTTGGTTCTTTACTCTTTTCAGTTCTATCATATGGAAGTTTTAACTTATCAAAAGCTTTTGCTATACTTCTGGCTGCCATAATTTCTACGTCAACACCAGTTAATTTTTTTATATTTTGTATAATTTTCTCTTCCCTTTTAATTAAATTTTGTTTAATATTTTGTGCTTTTTCTAAATCAACTCTCACTCCTTTGAACCTCATATCAACAAGACAAGGAAATAATCTTGTTTCTAAATTAAAAATATCCATCAACTCTTGATTATAAAGTTCTACTTTTAATCTCTGCCAAAGTTTTAGTGTTGCTTCTGCATCTCTCTCTGCATATTGGCCTACAAACATTGGAGGCAATCTCCACATATCCGCCTTTGGATCTAATCCATATTCTTTTGCAGCCTCTATTAAAATTTTTTCATCTTTACCAATACCAACATAGTGTTTTGATAACGTATTTAACTGATAAGATAATCTGTTCTCATCAATTAAAGACGCTGCTATCATAGTGTCCATTATGGGTCCTTTTATGGTAAGCCCTGCTGACCTTAACCAGCAAATATCATACATAGCATTGTGAAAAATAAAGGTCGTATCTTGTTGATTAAACAGATCTTTTAGCCACCCAAACACCAGATTTTTATCCATATTACCACCTTGCTCATGATGTACCGGATAATAGCCTGACCAGCCCTCTACGGCCACCGCAACGCCAGCAATGTGCCCTTTTCCTGTCACATTACCAGATCCCAGGTCTTTCAGGTGAGGGTCATTAGTTTCTAAGTCTATTGCTATTTCTTTGGCACCACGCAGATCTTTTAGTTCATCTGGCATGACCCATTCTGTTTCAGGGGTAAATAGAGGTATTTGTGTGCTTCTCACTTGTAGTCTCTCTCCTTCACCATCTCAAGATAGTGTATTGCTTTTTCTATATCTTGTATGCCACCCTTCTGAGAGTGCCTACATATATACTTTATAGCGTTCCCTTCCGCAAATTGCAACCTATTCTTGTTAATGAATTCTGCGGGCTGAATGACAAAATTTTGGTAGTGTGAACCACCTATTTGCTTTTTAAGACTTTTCATAATGATCTATAACCTTTCTTAGTTTTTCTTTTTTTGTTATTGAGTATGGCTCTAGACATTTTGCAACTTCATAAGCATCTCTATGTGTGCATTGCCATCTATGCTGTCCATAATTTTGGTGAGGATATGGAGGTCTATAATCTCTACTGCCACATCCTAAAGTTTCTGCCACAAAATCTATCGTATCTTTATCTATCATATTTATTTCAATTCTAATCTGCCAATAAAGATAAGATCTAGGTTTTCCTTTTCTGTGTTCTCTTCTTTGTTTGTAAGTGACACAACCCTCACCATCAAACAATCCTGCTAAATAAATTATTTTGTCTCTCATAAAATGTAAGCTCGATCAAAATTCTTGGGATCTAACACATGTAATTCACGCTTCGCTCTCGTCGCTCCAGTGTAAAACAATCGATGTAATTCATCTGGATCATGACTCATCGTTTCCAACGCTGCATTTGTAAGATCCTGCATGAGCAGAACGTTATCGGCTTCACCTCCTTTTGCTCCATGTATTGTTGACATAATTATGCGTGGGTTTTTATTTATTTGTTCTCCATTCGCCCGCATATTACGAATGTAGTTCTCTGTGATAGTATCTAAACCATCAAAAGATTCATACCAAACTTTATCTGTAGTCAAACCATATTTTTCCATACACTCTTTTAAAGTATATTTATCTTCGGAATGTAAAAGTTTACCTGTCTTAAAGCCAGGCAATACATTTGCGCCAAGATATTCATATATATTTTTTATTTCTATGTGGCCCAGTAAATCTCCCTTACGCCAATGTTCCCAATTATTTAATGCTAGAAGAAGTTTAAGTGGCACAGAGTTTACATTTCTATGTTGATAGTACCAACCTTGTAGTTCACACAAATCTTTTACATCATCAAGAAAATGATTAGCTGAAGATAAGACCAACCAGTTTCCTTTTGACATATCTACTTGCGTAACATCAGAGTATCTTTTTAATACTCCATGCTGTGCTCTTGGTTTATAATTTTTGTCAAATCTGTTTTGTACTTTGTTAATTATCTTTTGTGATAGTTCGTGTATTGGTCCACCAGGTATTCTATATGATTGATCTAATACTTTAATATCGTTTACTTCTTCTTTTAACGCTATGAAATGATCTACGTCAGCTCCAGCCCATTTAAATATTGCCTGGTCATCATCACCAGCTATGTAAGTTTTTTTTGCATTAACCCACATAGATCT